AAGTTCTTTTACTAATTCGTGATAACGTAACAAACTCAATATATGAGTGTCTTTAACTGTTTTAGCAGAAGCTATTTCACTTAATAAGTTAGACACTTCAGACAATTTAATTTTAACTACTTTATCGTCAACCTTTGAAGTCAATGATTTAAGTGACTTTTGAAGTTTAGAAACTTCTTCTCCTATAAAAGATTTCAATTCAGTACCTTCTGACACTGCGTTGATATAATTTCTTAATATAGATTTCTGTCCTTCATTTAAATCAGAATATTTTTCATTGAATCTATCAACTAAAATTTTATATGATAATAAACGAACTTCTTTGTCTTGCTTAATAAACGAAGACATTTCATTTAATGGAGCAATCTTCTTAACGTCTTTACGAGTTATATGCTCAATTAATGTATATCTATTATTAACAGACTCTACAGGGCTATCAGCTATTGTATATTCAAATAACTTATATATAGCAGCTAGAGTTTTATAATTACTAACCTTAGTTTTAAAGAAGTCTTCTAATACATAAGTATTTTTAATTTCTTTAATTAAGTTATATTTCTGTCTGTTAATAACAGTTTGGTTCAATTTCGCTTTTGCAGCTGATACAGCATCAATTAAATGGCCCGCTTTGTCTTCTTTAGCAAATTTTTCTTTTACTAGCGTTTGATATAGGTTCAATTCCTTTGCTAATTCCGTAGATTTAGCAAAATACTTTTTAATAATTGGAATTGCCTTTGAATCATTATTGTTCAAAGTATCCGATGCAACTTGACGTACAAGAAGTTCGAATAGAACACCCGTGTTTTTAAACTTTGAATGCTTTAAATTTTTCATTAATAGGCTTTTTGTTTTCTTAATAATAAATATGGTGATACTGATCTTTTACTTTATTCTGGTATAATATTTGTTTCGTCTAATAAACCTCCTTGAGTTTCATTGAGAGTCTTTACTTTCTTAGAAGTATACTTAGCCAATCCATATTTTTTAATTGTGCCAGCAGCAGATTCATTTCTAGAATTCTTCCAAGCTACTTTCCCTATAGGATCATATCCTCTAGGATGCTCGTGAGTATTATACTTCATAGTTTCTTTTGGACGACCAGCTCCAGGCCAACCTCCTGCCGGTGTTTGCTTTTGTCTAGCTTTTGTATCGTATTTTTTCTGAAGAGATTTATCTATTCCTTCTTCTTTAGTAGGTTCTTTTTTCTCTTCCTCGCCACCTCCAAATGGATTTGCACCTTCTTCTTCACCACCCTCTTCTTCTCCTCCGCCGCCAAACGGATTTGCGCCTTCTTCTCCTCCTTCTTTTTCTTCTGGTTCTTGATTTTTAGGATCGGCAGGATCTTTACCTTCTTCTCCTATTTTAGTAAGACGGAAAGTTTCTTTGCCGTCGACAATTAAGCCTGCTTCAATTTCTGCGGATTCATCTTGAGTGAAATTAAATATATTTTTATATATCCATTCTTTAGACATTAATTTCTTTTCAATCATATCGCCTGCTAAAGTTACTTTAGTAGCGTATAAAGTTAATTTCTCTTGCTCATAGATTGTCGATGGAGAAGTCATTGTCAATTCAAAATCAACTAACTCTGCATTTTCAAATCCTTGAGCATATAAATGAACAATAGCAATTTTATGCAATTCAGAAATTACAATTCTTTGAATTCTCTCAATAGTTCTAGCAAAACGAACATCTTCAGCAGCTAGTGTAGCCTTTCCTGATATTCCTTCTTCATAGCCTAAAAATGCTTTGGGAACTTTTAAAGCTGCCATCATTTTATTACGAAGATATTCAATATCATCAATACCCGTAAATTCCATACCTGCTAAAGTATCAATTTCAGTTCCTGAAGACCCACCCCTTACTGGTAGAAAATAATCTTCTAACATATTTTGCATATTGAACTTTAAATTATAATCTCCTGTCTGAGGGTCTACATAAGGAACCTTTTTCATTTGATTAATAATTTTTTGCATGTAAGCGTCAACTTCTTGAGGAGGAATATTTCCTACGTCTACTTTAAATATACGTTTCTCAGGAGCTCTCATTACACGATGAATTAACATCGCATCTTCCATTAGCGTTAATTGCTTCCAAACTTTTCTAGCTCCTTCAAGCATAGATTTACCATAGGGTAAGAAGTTTGAATCATTTATTAAACGAAAATGGGCAATCTCAAAGTTTTCATATATAATATTACCTCCGCCTAACTGCTTGAACTGTACGTGATATGGATTGTCTAACGTCATTCCCTCTTCACGAATAATTTCATATGCAGACATTGGAGTAACGTTTACAATTCCAATTTCTTCTTGAATGTCTAAATGTAAAAATAAATCTCCATATTTACACATATTACGAACCCATGGCCATAAATTAAATTCAATGTTTAAAACATCATAAAATAAATTATGTAGAATTTTCTTAATATTTTCATTGTCACTGGTAATACGCAATACATCACCAAAGTCGTCTTTCATAACCGTCTCATCTGCATAGATATCCAATGCTGATGATAAAATAGCATCTTGATCCATAACCTCATAATCTGTATACAATTCAGTCTTAGATGAAAAGTAATTGTAATTTGGGTTATAAGTATTTAATGAATTGGGACGTACACCATGTAAGCGAGTAAAACGATCAATAAATTTTGAATTGTGTGCGTTACCTACTGACTGTAAATGGTCATTATCAACTACCTTGAGTTGGTTTTTTCCTACTTTACGTACAATAACGTTGGTATTAAAGAGACGTTTTAATCGTCCGTATAATGTTTTATCTGCTGCCATATTTAATTAACCTATTTAAAATAAATATCTGTTTTCCTAATAACCAAGTAATTTTAAAGTAACCAGGTTAAATCTTCGTCATCGCCCCTTTTTCCGGTGTCCATAGACCAACCAGTTTCTTTTCTCATTCCAGCAGTATTATTATAAACGCCTCGCCCATTGCCAAAATAATCTAAAGTTTTTCTATTTAGATCCATTCCTTGCTGACGAAGTTTTAAGGCAGTGTCTCTTATCCATAATCCAATGGAAAAAGCCATTACTAAATCATCATTATAACCATGTTGTGCTTCAGGCCTTGACCCGTTCCACACAAACACATATAGTTCTTCTAACAATCGTCTAGAGTGAATTACAGGAACTCGCTCTCTCATGTAAGTATCTAATTTAGAAATTACCAAAGGTCGTGTACGAGATGAAGTTGTAAATCCAGCAGTCATCGCAGACGTGTCCTTTAAATCAACATATCTAGCTAATTGTTGAGATACATCTGACAATCCACTATCCTTAGAAGAATAATATAAATTTTTATAACCTCTGTCAATTGCTACTTGAATTGAAGCCCAACCTACATTGGCATTTTCAATTACTAATAAAGCGTCATTGTATTCTGTCGCAATATTCACTAACATATTTCCATATTCTTTAGTGGATATTTGTCCTTTATATTCAGCTACTTGCGTTACTGATTCTACATCAATAACATGAAATGCCGAGTAGTCAGCTCCGTCACCTCGAGCAACGTCAGCTACGACTACATAATCTCTTTGATAATTAGCTGGCTCCCATATCCATAAATCTCCGCTATTTCTAGTTTCAATAGGATCTTTAATGTGAGTCGTTTCATACCATTTTAATACCTGACCTTCAATTACAGAATGACCTGAAGTGATAAAGTCACAGTCACATTCTTGAGCTGCCCCTTTAGTTCCTAACAACTCATCTTGTTTATCTCTCCAAGATTGATCTCTGTCAGGATGCACGTCCCAACGAAGACGAATAGTGTTAAATCTATTTTTACCTTCTTCAGCTCCTACCCATGTTTTATGGAAAAAGTTACCAGTACCATTAGGAGTTGATAATATAATTGCTCCTCCTCCAGTTGCTAAAGTTTGTTGTGCTGATATCCAAATTTCTTCTACATTGGAAATAAACGCAGCCTCATCTATTATTAATAAAGACAATGCTTCTGAACGTCCAGAGTCACCTGATGATGAAGTTGCTTTAATTTGAGAACCATTATTAAGACGTAATGATAATTTATTATCTTCCGTTGCTGGTAATTTAAGCCATGAAGGTAAATTTTCATACATGACTTTTACCTTTAAAACTAAGTTCTTTGCTACTTCTTGTTTCGTAGCAATAACTAGAATATTTTTATCCCCAAAAAACGTCATAAGCCAAAGGGCATAGCCTGCACTTAGCGTCGATATACCTAATTGCCTGGATTTCAGTATGACGTTATAATCATTGTCTCGCAGGTCGTGCAAGGCCTCCTCTTGGAATGGATATAAATGAAAAGGAATTTTTCCTTTTTGAGGATGTTGAATTTGACAAAACTTTTTCATGAAGTGAACAGGATCTGTTAAACATTTCTTGTACTCTTCTTTGATAATCTCTTTTAACGTCTTTGCTTGACTCATAACTTTAAATTTATGTTATTGCACTACGAACCCAATAACGGTAGACGTAATTAAAATTCCTGTAACTATTTTGAATATTTTATTCTTTTTCTTTTCTTTCTTAACATCTCTTTCCAATCCAGAAACCATTTCTACATATTTAGTTTCTTTTTGTTTATACAAATCAATTTGAGAAGAATAATTAGCTACTTTATTTACATAGGTATATACCAATCTTTCATTAGCAAAGCTTTTCAATTCTATTTGATGCATTAGTATTTTAGTCTCAGCTAACTCAGCACGAGCTGAATCACCTCTTAATAAATCTTTTGCTACTTTCTTTACAATACTATCTGGAAAGCAGTGTACTTGAGTTTTATTTGTAACGGTTTGTGAAAAAGTCGCCAAGCTCATCATGAGTAGCATTGTCAATAGCTTTAATTTTGTCGCCATAGTAATTTTGAATTTGTGTTATTTTATGTTTTGTTGAATCTATTTGATGCTCTATTGCCACCAAACTATCTTTGTATTGAGTAATAAGACTGTCATACTTCAATTGATCTTTTTCCAAAGATCCAATCATTTTAGATAAGCTGTCAATTTCACTTTTTTGCTTTGCATACTTATCTACTTCATTTGAGTTACCTGAAGTTGTAAGTATTATCGCAATTAAAATTGCAATTATAATTAATAATGTCCCTGAAAGTTTATCTATTTTCATATACTGCCTTATATCAATAAATATAAGACTAGTAATATTACGCTATTGTAGCGGGGCCCGAAGGGGTTACTGTCGATCCAACTACTGGCGCTGGACCTCCTCCTGCTCCTGAAATTACTTGTCCCGGAGGAACAATAATAGTAGCTGTTTTGATATATGAGTCAATAGCTGTCGCTAAATCTTTTGCTAATTCTCTTTGTGCCGTTTCAGTGTCTTTAGCAGTTGTCTGTAACTTTTTAAAAGCAGCAAATATTTGTTGTTCGAGTAAAGGTTTAATTAATGGCATATTATACTGCAGCTTTAACTCTATTTAATAAGCCAGCTTTGATAAGCATTTTAACTGCTAGCTTTTTTTCTTGAGTTGATTTAATTTCACGAAATGTATTTAATAAATGAGTAATAGTTTGTGCTGTTACAAACTCCAAATCACGTCCTTCAAATTCATCTACTAACTTTTTAAAATTATCAAAGTCAATGGATTCATTAAGTATATCACGCAATTTAATCATTTATTTTTTATCTTTAATAGGACCGCCTACTATCCAAGCATTGCAAGTTCTAGACCCAGCACATTTGAATTTGTGCATTGTGCAGTATCCTAATTTTCCAGCTTCAATAGTATCCCAAGAGTCTTTCTCAGCTCCTTCTGTATCATCTGTTTCTGGTTCAGCAGTTGGTACTACTGGCTCTTCCGCTTCAGCTACAGGAGCTCCTGGAGTTGGTTCGGTTTCTGGAACTGGTTCGGTAGAAGCTAATCCACCTTCAATGCAACCTAAAATTCTTGATGTAATGTTAAATGCAGCACAATTATTGCAACGAGATGATTTAGCTTCATCTATAGTAGCCATTTTCCATTGCGCAGCTTTTGCTTTCCAAAATTTAATATTTGGATTGTTAGGATTTAAAGGGCCATATCCGTATTTATCAATAGCAATTTGACGATGAGCCAAATTAACTTCAATATTTTGAGTAGCTACCGGACATTTAGGTGCTTCGCCCTCTGCTTCCTTTAATAAATCAACTAATTTAATCATTATTTTTTAACTTTGATAATTGTATTTTTAAGTAAAGAATCTAATTTTTTATTAATAGATTCCTTTTTTACGTCGTTTTTCTTTGGATTTAAAAGATTTACAGCTCCTTGTTTTAAAGCTACGCCCCATTCTTCCGATCCACTTTTTTCTGGCTGTGGCATATAATCTCGTTTAGGAGCCCACTCGTCAGGCTTTGATCGCTTAATCATCATACTTACATTTTTAA